TTGAACGAAACAATTAAATTTTCAATGAAACAACTACAAAAGGGGTAAATTATGACAAGTCCAAATTTGTCAGAAATTATCACCACAACTCTGAGAAACCGATCAAGGACTCTTGCAGATAACGTTTCAAATCACAATCCTCTTCTTAACAGAATGAGAGAGCGTGGCAATTTGACACAGGTAACTGGTAGAGACATTGTTCGTGAGTTAGAGTATGCTGATAATTCAACAGTGTCCTTCTATAATGGATACGAAATTTTAGACACATCGCCTGCTGACGTATTAACAGCGGCGGTTTTCGACTACAAGCAACTAGCTGGAAATGTAACAATTTCTGGGCGAGAGCAAATACAAAACAGTGGCGAACAGCAACTGATAAATTTACTTGAAGCAAGAATTGGAAACCTTGAGCGATCAATGGAAAACTCTCTTGCAACTTCTCTGTTCAGTGATGGAACAGGTACAAGTTCAAAAGAAATCGGTGGCTTACAGTTAGTTGTTGCGGATGCAGGAACAGGAACAGTAGGTGGCATTAACTCATCTACTTTTACGTTCTTTCAGAACAAGGAGGCAACAGCGACAAGTAGTGCATTTAGTACAGCCAACATACAATCTGATATGAATGGTCTTTATATTCAGCTTGTAAGAGGCACAGATGCACCTGACTTAGTTGTAGCAGGTTCAACACCTTATACAACGTTCCTAGCCACTCTACAGACTCTGCAAAGAGTTGCAGATAGTAGATTAGCCGATCTTGGTTTTACTGCGGTAAAATATCTTAACTCAGATGTTGTTTATGACAGCAACTGTGCTGCAACCAGAATGTACTTCCTTAATACTAATTATTTAAGGTTGGAAACTGCGGCAGGTAGAGACTTTGTTCCAGGTGATGCCAAGGAATCAATTAACCAAGATGCGACTGTAGTGCCAATGTTTTGGTCAGGTAATTTAACCTGCTCTAACAGAAGCTTACAGGGCGTTTTACATACATAGGAGGGTAGCATGAGTTATATTCCAGTATTAGGGATTGACCCAACTGAGGTACATGACACTGCTGAGTTTTTATTAGGTCAGCATGGTGCAGTGGTTGGCTCTCCAAGTAAAGTCTATAAGTATGTGCAGTATGACACTGGTTCAGCAGGAACGGCAGCGGTAGCAGGTGAAGCTTGCTATTACTATACGTTGGATGGGTACAAACTAAATCAGGTTACGTCAGATTTATCTGATTCAGTCGAGATTGGGGCAGGCATCTTGCAGGCCGTAATGACCGATGGACAATTTGGTTGGATTCAAATCAGGGGAGCAGCCACAATGACTATTGCATTAACGGCTGGAGCAGATGGAGATCCATTAACGCCTACAGGTTCTGCTGATGGTACACTTGATGTAAGTTCTGCGGCTACTGATAATGTCTGTGCAATCGCAGGTGACATCTCAGATAAGGAAATTATCTGTACATTTCCAGACTGATAAAGGGGAACGGCTATGAGTATAATACCAGTTTTAGGTATTGACCCAACAAAGACTTTTTCACCCACTGCTACTGATGAAACATCATTAAGCAAAGGTTTTCGTGTGGGTCAGCTTGGAGCAGTTATAGGTGAAACAACAAAGCTGTATAAGTTTGTTCAAAATTACAGTTTATTAACAACTGCATCAGCAGGTGACGTTTGTTATTATCAACAAAGTGATGGTTACAAAAATAACCAAGTCAGCACCGATGTTTCTTTTTCTGGAACAGAGGTTGGTGCAGGTATTATGCAAACATCAGTGACATTTAATCACTATTGTTGGATTCAAATTCGTGGCCCTGCCACTTTGTCAACAGCTTTGACAGCAGGTGCGGATGGTGACCCTTTAACTCCTACAGGAGCAGGTGATAAAACACTCGATGTTGCTGCAAGTTTTACTGATAATATCTGTGCGATTGCAGGAGATATTTCAGATAAAGAAATAATTTGTATGTTTCCTTACTAAAAAAAATCATCAGGGGCAGGGCAACTTGCCCCTTTTACTAACTTTATGGAGTTGAAATGAAAGTACAGTTTTACAAAAAAATGTTTAATGGTGAAATGCGAGATTTTGCAAGAATACCAGTAACAGATACCAAAGATATTTTAGAAACACCTGTGAGGGCAAGTGATGTCGAGCGTTTTCCCAAAGAGTGGGCAGAGTATCAAAAAAATAAAAACAAAAAATCTAGTAATGAAACAATTAGTTTACCTGGATTAGCAGAGGATCAAAGAATTGAACTTGAACTTAAAGGCATTAAAACAGTTGAAGCTTTGGCTAGTGCAAAAACTACAGTATTGCAAGGCATGGGTAATATCTACGTCACTATGCAAGAAATTGCTAAATTACAAGTTAAAGCAGACGAAAAATCAAAATCCACTTCCAAAAAATCAGAAGAAAAAAAAGAAGAGTAAAAAATGACAATTTTGAGTATGTGCCAGAATGTTGCTGATTTCACAGGCTTTGAAAGACCGACTTCTGTTATCTCTAATACAGACCCAATAGCAAGACAGCTTTTAGCACTTGCACAAAGAGAAGGTAAGCAATTGATGCGTGTATCTGATTGGGCAATACTTAAAAAAGAACACACATTTTCTACATCAAATGGCACAGCCGCTTATGCTTTGCCAAGTGATTTTGACAGATTGGTTTTAGAAACATCATACAACAGATCAGATAATGATATACTGACAGGCCCTATAACCAGTTCAGAATATCAACTGGTTAATCATGGTATGGCCACCACAGGCACAACAGAAAAATTTAGATTAAAAGCTGCATCTAATGCTTTGAAGTTTGAATTAGACCCTACACCATCATCAACACAAACTATTGGCTTTGAATATGTATCAACACAGTTCTGTCAGTCATCTGGTGGTAGTGGGCAAGCTGCGTGGGCAGCAGATACAGATACAGGCATACTAGATGAAACTACAATGGAAATGGGTATTACTTGGCGTTTCAAAGCAGCACATGGATTAGAATATGGTGAAGATTATAAACAATATCAGTTAGAGGTAAGACAGGCTGTTGCAAGAAATGGATCATCACCTGTGTTGCAATTAGATGATGCAAGAAAACTTATTATAGGGCCATATCAATCTGATGGTAATTACGGCCTTAGTTAATGTTGCAACCACTTACAACAGCAAACAGATTTAAGGTAAAATCTACATCAGTTCCTGCTCCTATTGGCGGTTTAAACAGTCGTGACTCTGTTGATAATATGCAGCCACTGGATGCAATTACCTTGACAAATATGTTTCCTACAGTGGGCAAGATTACACTCAGAGATGGTTACTCATCATTTTGTACAGGTGTTGGATCAGGAAATGTAGAAACACTTATTGAACATAATGCAGGATCTAATAGGCAACTGTTAGCAGTTGGTTCAGATGGTGTTTTATATCAAATAAATACTGGATCTGCCGTATCAAAGAAAACAGGTCTGTCAAATGGCAGATTTCAAACAGCAGCATTTAATGGCAGAACATTATTTGTCAATGGCACTGATACACCTTTTTCATGGGATGGGTCATCTGCGGCAAACTTATCAATTACCTTATCAGACAGTACAAGTGCAGACAGTTTGAAAGGCGTTCATGTACATAAAAACAGAGTTTACTATTTTAGGGGAGATGAGCAAAAGTTTTATTATTCAGCCACAGTCGATACCTTTCAAGGGAATTTCACTCTATTCAACCTAGGTCTTGTTGATGATATTGGTGGCAATCTTATTCAGATAAAAACACTGACAATAGATGGTGGTGAAGGTACAGATGACCTAATAGCATTTATCATGGATTCTGGCATTGTACTTGTTTATTCAGGTGACAATCCTGGTTCTGGCTTTTCATTAAATGGATCATTCAGAATTGCAGAGCCTGTCAATGAGATAAGAGGTGCAGCTAAGTTTGGCGGTGATGTAGCTGTTATAACATCAGAAGGTGTTGTTGCTTTATCAAAGGTATTTAACAGAGACAGAATAGGTACGCAGGCTGTAGCATTATCTGAAAAAATACGAGGTGATGTAATAGCACAGGTAAAAGAGACTAGAACATCAACAGGGTGGCAGATATTTATTGATCCTAAAGGCGATAAAATATTTATAAATTTTCCTACAGGCAATGCAACAGACCCATATAATCAGTTTGTATTTAATCCAATAATTAACGCCTGGTGTTTGTTTCAAAACATACCTGCTGTAGTATGGGGACAGTTCAATGGTGATGTATTTTTTGGCGGTGCATCAGGTATTGTTTATAAGATAACAGGCAATGCAGATGGCACAGATGCCATTGTTGGAGATATAGCAACAGCATTTAATTATTTTAATGATAGAGGAAGTATTAAAAAGTTTTCTTCAGTAGCACCAATGTTAGAAGGTGTTGTAAGTAATATAAGCTTTTCATTTGGTGTAGCAGTCGACCATGAGCCAACAACATTGCTTGATCTGACACCTGCACAATTTACAACTGATTTAGCTTCATGGGATGAGGCAGAGTGGGATGAGGAACACTGGGCTGATGCTGAAGGCAGTGCCATAACACAAAGACGTAAAGTTACCAACAAAATGGGTAGATCAATTTCATTAAGAATAAAAATATCATCTAGCACACAGGCAATTAGTTTTGTCAGTGCTAATTATCATATATTACCAGGAGGGCCGATTTAATGCCGTTTTCATCAGGAACATTCTCAAGAGTACATGACTGGACATCAGACAGAGATGCAGGAATAAAAATATCTGCAAGCAGAACTGATGCTGAGTTTGATGGTATTGCTACTGGTTTGACAACCTGTATCTTAAAAGATGGCACTCAGACTTTAACAGCCATGATACCTTTTACATTAGGTTTAAGTGTGCCAACTGATAAAAAAATACAGCTTAGAGACAGTGCTATATTTATCAATTCATCAGCAGATGGGCAACTTAATGTGGCTGCTGATACTTCTGTAACAATTACAACACCATCATTAATAGTTTCAGGTGGAGCAGTATTTAATGAAGATTCTGCTAATGCAGATTTTAGAGTTGAGTCAAATAATAATACTCACATGATTTTTGTTGATGGTGAAAATGATAAAGTAATGATTGGGTTAGAAACACCTGACGTATTTAATGGAACAACGCCACCCTTACAAATAGAAGGCACTGATAATAATAAAGCATCTTTATCTATTACAAGAAACTCTAAAATCTG